TCAGGGTGCCCAGGCTGGTTCGACGGCATCCGGCGTAGCGTCCATCTCAAGTCGGGCCAGGTCGGCGCTTAGGCGGCCCGTGATGGTCAGAGGGGGCAGGGAGCGCCAGGACGGGGGCATAGACGCCCCGCCACGCTCCAACAGGTACCCGGCAAGGGTTGGCCACGCTCCGGCCCCCCAGAGGGCCCCCTGGCGAAGCTTGAGCGCGGTCGGAGTGCCGTAGGCCGCCGGAACCGCATCCCATGCACAGCGCGAACGCAGACGGAACAACATCCCGTTGATTTGCTCACGCAAGCTCAGACCCTTACGGCAGTACACCCGCTGGCCCAACTCCGCCTCTATCAGGCCGTGAACTCCCCAAGCCTCCCAGTCTTCAACGCTTATCTCATCCGGAATTGGCGTCTCGGTTTCATCGTGCCAATCAGTTACTGAACATGCGCGGGCCGCGCCGCGCGCCGTTGTAACCTCACCAGCCATAGTCACCTTGACATCAAGGATTCCGTAAATATCCTTGATTTCTTGAAGGCCGATTTCATCAAGATTGGCCCTGGCCACCCGAATCAAATCCATAATGCTCCGGGCCTGGGCCTCTGCCCTTTCGCGCTCTTCCAGCAAGCCGCGCGCTTCCCCAAGAAGCTTCTTTTCCTTTTCCCAGTCCTCGTTAAGCCGCTCCATTGCCACTCGCTGAATCTCCGCATCAATTCCGGGAGTAGTGGCAAACTTGATTGCAGCGTTCGTTACTAGGTCCTGCTGGTTTGCAACACTGTTTTCCAGCAGCGCGACACGCTTACGATAGCTTTCAACATCACCGGGGAGCGACTTAACCCATTCCTGAGCCAGCACAGTAAGCCGCTGTTCGTCCCCCAAGAGGCCGTGAACCTCCCGCCAAACCACGGGCTCAATAAGGGTTGCATCGACATCAAGGCACTTGCACCGTTGCGCTTTGGGAATGCTCCGGCTTGTGCGGCCCTGGCACCGATAACCCCGAATGCGTTCCTCGCCCTGGGGGCGCCCTACATAGTGACGGCCGCACGGACTTCCGATGCGACGGGAAAGGGGATAAGTCAGGTTGTCCCGTCGGGGACCGTAGGCCGTAAGTTGCATTGCGGCACGCAATAGCGTGTAACGTTCCTCATCCATTACGGGCGGGAATTGAAGTTCAATAGCCGGGGCAGGGCTCATTGGAGTACCGTCCAGATTCACCCGAACAGTCTCGTTCTTCTTCTTTTGCCAATCCTTATTCGGGTCGCGGTAAAGGAATCGTCCGATAAGGCTTTCATTTTTGAGCTTCCGCATAAGGTTAGCCCCGGTCCAAAGCAACCCGCTCCGCGTCCGGAACCCCTCTACATTCAACTGCTCTGCGGCGGCTTCAACGCTCAATCCCTCATCAACAATAAGATCGGTCGCCGCAAAGATGACCTTTTGTTCGGCCTTATTGACGACAAGAGTTTTGCGCTTTTTCGGACCGACAATCTTGTGTCCGTACGGGGCAGGCCCGCCCGGCCAGAAACCCGCCAAAACCGCAGCAAGACGACCACCCATGGTCCTGTCGCGGATTTGATTCCATTCCGCTTCGGCCATCATGGCATAAAACTGCAATTGCTGCTGGCCATACCGAGTGGTTGTGTCGATTTTCTGGGTTACGGAGACAAAGGAAATGCCCAAGTCTTCCATTGCCCAAATCCAAGTCCAAAAGGCCCGGCCCGTTCGGCCAATCCTGTCAAACTTGTGGACAACAATGACATCAATTTTGCCCTCTCGGGCAAGCTTTTCCAGTCGAAGCATCTGGGGTCGGTCAATTACCGTTCCCGAAACGCCTTCATCAACGAAAATGAGGTCATCAGGAAGAAACCACCCGGGCTGTTCCTGGATATAAGCCTTACCCTCATCAAGTTGGACCTTGATGCCGTAGCCAACGGTTTGTTCCTCGGTCGACACTCGCGCCATGAGCGCTGCACGGATAGCACGGACCGGCCCCTGAAACGTGCTGGGCACCCGACTGGAAACGTGGGCAGGCAGGGTTGTACCCTGGGACATGTTCACTCCTCATCCGAGTGTTCCAGGCCGGGGGTATTGGCGTACGTCCCGGACCGGACTTGCCCCAGCTCGCTTAGGCGACTGGGGCTAGTTCAATTTTCGGGCATACTACCACGCGCCTTCCCGGGCGTGAATAGGATTGACAAAAGCCGCTTTCGGCCTAGCTGTCCGAATTCATCAGAAACCTCCCATTTGATCGTGTTACGCAACGCCCCCTGGTCGGGTGGTATCCTGGTGTTCCTTCCTAGTTCTCCCCGCCGGGGTTCAGGGAAGCGAGAGGCCCCCATGGCAACGTGGGGGCCTTTCTGCTGCCCGGAGGTAACGGCGTTCAAAACAGCGGCTCCATTTCCATTGCCCTTTGCGGCCTATCCTTGAGCCGATATTCCCAATCCTTGGATGGGCAATTAGCCTTTGGCCGGCATTCGATGTCTAGGCCGTATTTCTTGCGGAGTTCACGCAACCGCCTAGTACCGTTGTTGCTTCCGCCAATCGCGGAACAGACTTCCGTAGTGGAAACCCATTCCTTGGACATGAGAAGTTCCAAAATTCGGCCCTGTGGCCGGTCATATTTGTTTGGCAATTAGCTCTTCTTTCGGGTCCAATCCCAAATGATGAATGCTGCCACCAGAACTGCGGTAATCAAGAACGTCTCACCAAAGCCCCTCTTGCGGCATTGCCGGATGATCGGCCGCCGTTTCTCGGTCGATAGCCATAATGGCGCCCCGGAACCTGGACCCAATCTTTACCAGTGTCACGTTTGACGAATCCGTAAAAAGCATGTCCATATGAGCGAGTTGCCGGCCGGGGGTTTTGATTTTAGAAAACCGGCCAAGTAGCGAAGGGTCAAACATGGCCTTGTCTGGGGGCCTGTCACCCTCTCCGGCCTCTAGGGGCTCCAACAGGTCATCACAGGCTTTCCAGAGGTCTGCCAGATTCACTACTCCGGTAGGACAAAAAACAGGGCCGACACGTCCTGTGCAGTCCTTCCCGGACGTTGGCATTCCTTCAAGCTGGGGGGCGAAATGTAGAGCATCCCCGCTGTAATAGGTGATAGCGCCCCGACCCCGGCCGTCCGGTGCATCCATTGGCGCACGGGATTTCGGGACAACGTCTTTGCGTGCCGTGGCCTCAAAGCTTTTCGCCGCCTCATGAGTAATCCAAACTTCGACTGGTTGTTTCGGGCCAAATTCGAGTTCTGCCCAATCCCGACCGATGGTGTAACAGTCTGTTGCCGTGAATTCGACGCGTCCGGGCATGAAAAAAGCCCTCACGTACGGAGGGCTTGAACGGGCAGGGAGAAAGCAAAGGGCGTTATAGAGGGCGCGGCCAATATCCTCGGAATCGCCTACAGCCGTGAACGTGGTCACGCGTAATAGTGGGAATTGTAGTCTTCCTGGAGATCCTTGCCCGCCTTCCGGAGGAATGCGGCAACTTCCGCCGCTGTCCGTTCCGGCTCATCATTCCATTCCGGAACATCGCCGTATTCGTCCGGCACCTGAGTATTCAGGTGGTCCGCGTAGGTAATCCATTCTGCAAGTCCTTCCGAGGCAATGGCGGCCCCACCGTGATCATCGTTGATTCCAACAAACCCGTTATCGAGTGCGGCATTCAGGGCGCCTAGTGCGCAATGGCAGCCATCCGCGTCCTTATAAACACCCTTGGCAAGGCCGTCCTTTTCGATAATCTCGGCAGCCTTCTCAAAAACATTGGGGAGAAGTCGAAGCGTCATGCAATCTTCCTTTCGTCAAGAATCGCGTAAACCGGCCGGTTTCCGCGCCGTTCCTTAAGGGCCCATTCGTAGCCCTGGCAAGATTCTTCCTGCGACAACGCAAGTGCCGCTTTAAAAGCCGCCTCTCCAATATCGCCACCATCGTATGCGACTCGCAGAATGGCCCGGAGGGCAAGGGAATGCAGCTTAGGCATGTTTCGGTAGGGCTTGAGGATCATTTTGGCCTTACGAACCTCTACCTCAGTCATGAAATCAAGTTCAGCCATTGAAAACCCCTCCGGACCTGTTTTTGGGAATGAAAAAGCCCCGCCGAAACGGGGCCTTTTCATGGTGCAGCCTTACCCGCGCCTAAGCGCCTTGCTTTCTTCCTTCCCCCCCTCGTTGGGGCGATGAGACGAACTTACACACGGCGTGCACCGTGTGTCAACGGCTATTGGATCGGCCCTCTCGCGCACCGTCCTTGGACCCCAACTTGCCTGCTACGCGGGGTCGTTGGGGACGTCGGTGCTGCTCACGCCATACGGTCTGCACCGTCGCAGCGTTGGCCAGGACGGCATCCAGGCCGTACAGGGCGTCAGGGTCGGGATCGCTCCAACGGAGCCCCTCCGGCCTGTTCGTTGGGCGAGAAACCAAGGCTTGGCCCCCGAAAGGGGTAAGCAGGGTCACCGTGTGACCCACGTCACATCAGTGACGTGCCAAGTATCTGGGCCTAGACAGGTCTTCTATAAGTGAGAGGGAAAGGGAGAGCCGCTTAGGTGGCTCTCCCGTAAAGGGCCGCCCAGGCGGCCCGTACCAATTAAGGGCCCTTCCGGGGCCCGTCATAAGGCTTAAATAGCGGGGCCTTGACGGGCCCCGCATAAAGGGCCCCTCACGAAAGGGGCCCAATTGCCTAAAATAATGTGCAGGCGTTGCCTGCGCCTGCACAATCTAGGGAGCGCATATTGTAGTGATTGCGCTCCCATTATGGCGCGGCCGGCAAAGGGCCGCGTATACAAGTCCAAGAATCGACACTCACGCGGTTATGGAAATGAATGGCTTGCAAATGTTAAGGCCGCTATCGCAAAGCGGCCATATTGCAATTGGTGCATGACAAAGGGAAGTCCAGACAATCCCCTTACAGGGGATCACATTATTCCGGTGAGCCGTGGCGGTACCAATGAGCCGCGCAATATCCGGGTTCTCTGTCGTACGTGCAACAGTCGCAGGGGCAATCGCATGACCCGTTTATAGCCGCCTAGCGGGCCCTGGTGGGCCCTGAGGGGAGAGCTATAGCGGTACCACATTCATTGTCCGGCAATGGGTCCACGCCCCGTTTTAGGGCGTTGGACCTTTTCTGTTGCCAGGGCGGGGCCGGCATGGGATATTCCCTGGCCGGTTTCGATGTTACCGGGGTGGACAACAAGAATCAGCCCCGGTATCCATTTACGTTTCTTCAAGGCGACGCAATGACGTACCTGGCCAAGCACGGCCAGGAATACGATCTAATTCACGCTTCGCCACCATGCCAAAAGTATTCTCATGCACAGCGAATCCGAAACAATAAACACCCCGACTATATCAATCCACTTCGGGAATTGCTCATTGCAACAGGAAAGCCTTACGTCATTGAGAATGTGGTAGGGGCTCCCTTGAATGATCCGCTCGAATTGTGCGGGTCAATGTTCAAACTCCGCACCTATCGGCATCGCATATTCGAAACAAACTTTCCAGTATCCGCCATGCACCATCCACGTCACATGGCGCCTATCACGAAGATGGGCAGGGTTGTGCAGCCCGGGGAATATATGCACATTGTTGGAAACTTCATTGGCGCTGATCTGGCCAGGGAGATCATGGGAATGCCATGGGCGTCTAGGGCCGGTCTCAGGGAGGCCATACCGCCCGCCTACACGGCGTACATCGGCCGGGCTGCCCTAGCGGCCCTACAGCGTCCATAGGGGACGCAAAAGGGCCCCCGCCGTAGCAGGGGCCCTAGGTCTAGCGGCTACAGAACAGAGACCTTGATGATCTCCTCATACGAGTGGCCCATGTAGAAAGCCAGGATGTACGGGGTGCACTCTGCACACACCTCATCCGTGAACGCGACACCACTCCGGGAACGCACCGTAATGCCGGTGGTAACCCGGTTGGTGCAGTTGTCGGCCTCACAGGCAGTCACACCGTGAATCATGACGGACATTGTGTTTCCTTTCCTAGTTGGTTGACCCGCCGGGGTCGATAGAAAAAGAATACACACGGTCCACACCGTGTGTCAACTATCCAGGGAAAGGAAATGCGGGGCCCAGGATCATTAACCTAACCGGAAGCCAGGACACTGGTAATCAGTGCACCGCCACCCCCATTCCATCCTGTAAGGCTTTGAACTCCATACAAGGAAGTTCCTGTCACACACAGGGCAAATGGTGTTTGGGTCAAGCAACTCACGCGGATACTTGAGACGCTTACTCTCGTTCTGTTCGCAGAGCCACTGATGCGGGTACTTTCCCCCACTGGCACAGGGCGAACAGCATGCGCCCTTGATGCTAGTCCATCGTTCACAATTGGGGCACGGCTGGACCGTTAGCCCCTCAATACTGAGCTTGCCCTTATCCGTCATGCGTTGAGCCTAGCTGATCATGCATAGGCCATGCATGGTTTTCGCATAATCACTCACCATGCATACTCATCGCATAATCATACATGCATCATTCATGCATAGTATGCAGCCCTGAATATGCAGAAAGGGCATAGGGGGATGTAAAAGTGTAGTCCTTCCTTAGGAACCCCCCCGTTCCTTCCCCCCGTGACTCGCGTGCGGAGAAACCAAAATTGGGCAGCGCATAGAACCGATGCAAAGTCCGCATATTCATACATTCCGCGGTGCATATTCATGCTTGCATATTCATGCGGTTATGCATGACCCTTTTACACGACCGACAGGCAATGCATAAAAGTGAGGAGGAGGTTTGGGTGGCATTGGTTCGGGGCGGGCGCCTAAGCCCGCCTCCGTGAAACGACTTGATGGCAATCCTGGCAATCGTCCTATTTTTGAAGCGCCGGTTGTGTCCGGCGACTTTCCTTCCCCGCCGGATTGGCTTGATGATATGGCCTTGGGGGAATGGAATAGGCTTGCACCTATTCTTGATGGAATGGGAATTATTACCGGTGCGGACCGGGTTGCCATTGCCGCGTATTGCCAGGCTTATTCTCTTTATGTAAATGCTACTCGGGATTTGTCGGCCAACGGCTTTTCGGCGGAAGGCCGGCAAGGGTCCATTGTGAAGAATCCTGCGCTACAGGCGCAGATTGCGGCACAGGATCAAATGGCTAAGTGGGGTGCAAAGCTTGGATTGTCTCCAAGCGACCGTGCCCGGTTGGCTGTTACGCCCGATGATGATTCTGGCCCGGATGCTGACGTCCTCCGGCTTCTCAGCTAAGCGGAGACTCATAAGGTCCGGGAACGCCAGAGGGGCCCCGTCGGAATCGGGGCCCCTCTGGTTAGGCGGGCCCACTGCCATGGGCCCCGCCTGTACTGCGAAAGGAACGGGCCCACTGTAGCGGCCCTGGCGGCTTCCTGGCGAGGCGCCAGGGCGGGGCCATGGGGGAAGGCCCCCGGCGGAGCGTCGGGGGCCTTCCTGGGGCCTCTTAGGCCGTGTACTTGTCGAACTGTCCAGCCTTGGCGCTCTCCACCAGGGCGGCCACCTCTGCCCGCGTGTAGACCAGGGCGGGGCCGTCCGGGAACCGACTATTCCGAACGCCCACGTTGCCATCCGGAAGGGCGGCAAATTCAAAGCAGTTTCCCTGATTTCCCGACGCTTCCGGCTTCTCCCAGACAATGCCCGGAATGCCGCTGGCGTTTACGATGTGCGTCATCATTCTTCCTGTAATGTTAGAGACGGTTGGCGTGTTCCCGGATGAGGCTTATTGATTCCTCGCGCCGTAGAGCCGCATTGGCCATAAGGGCGTTGAACTGAGCGCCATAATCCGTCACCTTGTCCGGACGTTCAACCCATCGGGTATCCGTCAAGCCTTCAATGTAGACGATATCGGGTTCCCAGCGCTCCCGGAACGACAGGATCATATAAGGACCGAAGAGGCCGCCATGTGCAGGAGACTTCTCCGGAAGAACCTGAATGCTTAGGTTCGGCAGGGATTCCGAAAGGTCGATCAGGTGCAGCAGTTGCGCCCGCATTACTTCGGGTCCACCAATTTCGTGCCGGAACGCGGATTCAGAAATGATGGTCCAAAGCCTCAGCGGATTTGGTTTGGTGAGAACTTGTTGGCGCCGCTGCTTTACTTTCCAGCTCTCTTCAATCTCGGCGTGACCATACCAGGGTGACGCCGGACTGTTTGCAACTGCATATTCACGGGTTTGCAGCAACCCCGGAATGATTCCGGTTTCCAAATTGAAGGCTTGGAACGCATCGCCTTCATACCCGATATAGTCGGCATAGTCTGGATCGATGCTGTTGCGAACGTCGGCTTCCCAACCCACAACTTTACTGCGTTTCCGCAAGTCGAAAAGATAGGCCCTGTGGTTTTCCTCCGGGCCATAAAGATCCAGCATCACTGCAAAATCAGAATCGCTAATCCCGATCTTGCCGCTCTCGATTCGACTTAGCTTGCTTTCGGTGAAACCCAACCGCTTAGCAACAGCCTCTTGACCGTTGTCATTCCCGGGTACCGCAAGCCGCAGCGTCCGCAGCGCCGACCCCAACCGAACCTGTCGCGCCGTGGGTTGATCCATCCGCCTGGGCATCCCGCCCCTACCTCTCTGCTGCCGTGTGGGCCCTACCAGTTTGCCCGATCCCGCGTCAGCCGAATACAGACTTTTCCACCCAATCCGGGCATTCTGAGGCCAATTCTGCGTGCAGGGTTGCACGCTGCCTACTGGATCATGCAGGGTTGCACACACAGCGCCACCGACCCTTCCCCGGCGTCCTTGGCGTATGGCGTCCATGCCGGCCAAGCGTTGGGGTGTCCTGGTTATGCCCGGAATCGAAATGCAGGCAGTGCACACGGCTCACAAGTCGTGGCGTCTTTTCACTCGCTTCAATGACGACGGAACCACGTCTCCCGCCCCCGAGGAACCCAAGCGCGTTGTCTCGGAGGCGCGTACGTGGGTAACCGACCGGGCGTCCTCCTGGGGCGTTGTAACGCCCATCTGGCGTCAAATTCAGTTGGTGTCCAGCGAGTTGGCTACCAACGTTCTGAGGCACGGCATGCGCGGCGGCAATCGCCTTGGGGCCGATCTGCTCGGAAACGATCTCTTGATTGAGCTTGACATTGTTGAGCGGGTTCTTTCCCTCCGCGTCTATGACGCCGCTTATCACCTGCTGCCCGTTCAACGGGAATGCGTTTTCGACATCGAGACCATGAAAATGCATGGTCGCGGAATGCACCTAATTAATGATGAGGCCGACAGGACCGGTGTAACGGTAACTGTCGGATTCAGAAAGTGTGTGTGGGCCGAATGGGACCTTTAACTTTCAAGGTGACTGCTTACGGTCACGCTGGAAACAAGCTGGGGGAATTCCTTACACAGGATGCCGTCCGTGCGATTCTCATTGTGGGCGGGCTCCTTCAACAGTACCGTTTGACTTACGCGGAAAAGCGGGCGCTTGATACGTGGGTTCGCCTTTCCAATTTCAAACCGCCTGTGAGTACCGTCTATCGCCTGATGGCTGGCCAACAGGTTTATGTTCAAATGCGCGCCTCCGGCGGCCTAGTGAGCTTTCGCATTTCCCCGGGGCCCCACCGACCCACCACCTTGACACCGTGACACCCATGGACCGTCTGAGCTATTGCGACGAATGTTGCAACCTCGTACCTTCGGGGCAAACATTGTTTTCTGTGCAAACCCGAAAAGGTAGGCCGGGAAATGTTTGCGCGGATCAGTGGATTTGCTATTGGCGAAACGATAGCCCGGGTACTCCCACCCTTTCGGCTGATGGCCCATTGAAGCGACTTTCCGCTAAGTCCAAAGTATTTTCTTGCAGTCACTGCTATATCGCACTCGACTTTACTACTGCATTCATTCGCGCAGTTGGTCCCGGATTCTTCGCACTTACTAAGAATCCGGCATGGGTCGAGTGTGCCGACCGGGCCGCCTGTAAGGCTCTCCGCAAAGAGCAAACATGGCTTGATATTTTCGGCCCCCTTGAAGAGGAACCCGAAGATGACGACTGATTCCGATGCCCCCGAGGGAATGACTCGAATGCCGAACGGTCACCTCCGATGTGCAGACTTTATGAAACTTAAGATTCATTTGGATCGCTTGCGGGATGGTAGCGAGAGAAACAGCCGGATTTGGAATGACCGTCGTGGTGTCAATAACAGCATGGCGACACACTTACTAAAGTGTCGGTCCTGTACTACCCTCCTTTGACCCATGGGGCCCTCCGGGGCCCCTTTTGCATGCCCCGTCTCATGAGAGGAATTGATTGCCGTATGACATAGCTAGCCATGCGCCGACCAATCCGCATCCTGACTGGTGGCGGTACGATTCGGCGCGGGCTAAACGCTCCATTGATTTTGTCGAAAAGATTTTGGTCCACACTAAGGGCCGTACGGCGCGGCACCCTTTTATTCTTTCCCCGTGGCAAAAGGCAGGGATCTTTGAGCCACTGTTCGGCACTGTCCGATATGACAAACAACTCGGCGAGTGGGTTCGTCAGTACCGAATGGGCTGGATTGAGCTAGGCCGAAAGAATGGCAAATCAGAAATAGCTAGCGCCATTGCGCTACTTGGACTTGTTGGAGACAGCGAGGAATCGGCAGAGGTCTACTCGGTTGCTGCTGACCGGGACCAGGCGGCCCTAGTCTTCAATACCGCCAAACGAATGGTTGAGCTTTCCCCCATTCTTTCCCGGCGTCTAGAGATCATTGATTCCCGGAAACGGATTGTCGACCGCAAAACCAACTCTGTTTACGCGGTTCTTCCTGGGGATGCTGCGGGCGCCCTTGGCGTTAATGCCTCAATGGTATTGATGGATGAGGTTCTTACCCAACGGGACCGCCATCTATTCGATGCAATGCGTCAGAGTTTTGGTACCCGTACGCAACCATTGATGCTGTGCATCACTACAGCGGCATATACCTCAGCACGTTTTGCCCTAGAGGAACACGATTACTCAGAGCGCGTGGAAAAGGACAAGAGCCTAGATCCGGCGCGCTTTGTATATCTTCGCAATCTTCCCAAGGATGCCGATTGGTCGGATGAGGGTTCCCCGGGTGATCCAGAGAATGGCATTCCTCCGACAGGTTGGTATTGGGCTAACCCTGCCCTCGGGGACTTCCTTAACATTTCGACCCTGCGGGACGAATTTCGAGATGCCAAAGAAAAGCCGAGTGCGGAGAATGCCTTTCGCGTCTTTCGGTTGAATCAGTGGGTTGCGCAGGCAACACGATGGATCGGCATGGACGCCTGGGCCGCCACAGCGGGCCCCAGGATCGATCCGGAGGACTTCCGGGGCCGTCCCTGCTATGGCGGCCTAGACCTGGCTTCTACGGCCGATTTTACGGCCTGGCTACTGTTGTTCCCCGGTACCGCCGATGACCCGGAGGCCCCCGGTTTTACCGTCCTCCCCCGATTCTGGATTCCGCGCGCGGCAATAGAGCGGCGGACAGAACAGCGAGAGGAATTCCTTACATGGGAAGTCCGGGGCTTCCTCACCATTACCGATGGCGAGACTGTTGATTATGAAAGCGTCTATGCCGGCATAGCTGCCGATGCCGAAATGTTCAACATTAAGCACGTTGGCTATGACCCGTGGAATGCCCTACAGATTGTCCAGCGTCTAGAGGACGGCGGCCTTTCCGTAGTCAAGGTCCCCCAGTCTGCTACCCGGCTTAATGAACCGTGCAAGATGCTTGAATCGCTCATTGCTGAAAAAACGTTTCGCCACGGTGGAAACCCTGTGCTCACTTGGATGGCAAATAACGTTGAACTCGAATTCAAGGCCGACGGCCTGATGAAGCCCAAGCGTGTTCGCGATTCAGACAAGATTGATGGAATCGCCGCAAGCCTCAATGCTTTGGCGGTTTCGCTTGTACCAGCAGAGGACGAACCCGAAGTAGAGTTCATTTCCTTTGATGACTAATCCGCCGCAAGCGGAGAAGGGAGAACCATTAAGAAGCCCGATTTCCTGGCCCGTGTTCGGGCCTACGCTGTATTCCAGACCCTTGGGGGCGTCTTCATTACCGGCGCTGCCTGCGCTGCCTCCTGGGCGGCCGGGGCGCTGGTGGCCGGCATTCTGTTCCTGGGGGCCGGAATGGCCTCTGAACGGGGCCGCTAGTGGGTCTCTGGAATCTCTTTGAGCGCCGGGGTTCCCCGCCCGATCTCACCAACCCGGTTGGATGGAACGGGGAAGTTTTCCGAGACATTGGGGCAAAGACTCACTCCGGCAAAACCGTCAGCCAGCGCGGCAGTCTTTCTTTCCCCGCCGTCTTTTATTGCGTAAGCCTAATCGCTGACAGTATTTCTACTCTCCCGGTAGACAGCTTTCTTTCTGGGAAGGTGACCAACCGATCCATTTCTAATCCGGCCTGGCTTGTTTCACCGAATCCGTACATGACTCGCTACGACTTTTGGCATCGCGTTGCCGTCTCGCTTCTTATGGATGGCAACGCATTCATTGCCACCGTGCGCGATGAAAGCGGATCGGTCGTGGCCCTTTATCCCCTAAACCCCCGTTCTGTCGTAATTGTTCAGACGCAGGATGGTAGGGACGTTGTCTTTCAGCACAATGGAAAGGAATATGACCGGTCACAGATTCTTTGGATTCCGGCATTCACTATTCCCGGTGAACCTCGGGGACTTTCGCCCCTAGAGATTGCGCGGCAGGCTATCGGCCTAGGGTTGACCGCCGAGGAATACGGCGCCCGCTTCTTTGGCCAGGGCGCCAGCATGACCGGAATAATTCAGCATCCAGGAAATCCGACAAAGGATCAAGCCTTGATGCTTAGGGACATGTTCCGTCGAAATCATTCCGGCATGGCGAATAGCCATAGCCTCGGAATCTTGACCGGTGGGGCCACATGGCAAAGCGTCAGCATTACACCTGAACAGTCACAGTTTCTTGAAACCCGACGGTTTCAAAAGTCCGAGATTGCTTTGATCTACCGCGTTCCGGCCAATCAGGTAGACCCAACAGTTACGTCTAGTTGGGGCTCCGGGGTAGAGGAACAGAACAAATGGTTTATTGACCAGACACTAGCCCCATGGCTTACCCGGATCGAACAGGCAATATCTACGTTCCTGCTTCCGGGGAATCGGTATATCAAATTCAATCTGAATGCCCGACTCAGGGCAAAGACTGCTGAACGGTATCAGGGGTATGCAATTGGCATTCAGAACGGATTCATGAATGCCGACATGATCGCCAATCTTGAAGACTGGGAGCCAATTCCGGATGGACTTGGCGCACAGTACTACCGTCCCGCAAATCTCACCCCCATTACGGCGGAAACCATCAATCCGGTTCCGCCTGCTCCGGCGGCCCCTCCGCCGGTAAACGACAATACCGGACAGGAGGAAATACCCAATGTCAACGCTCCCGGAAAGGGAGATCCGAACCAGCCTGAGTAGCTTTGAAATCCGGTCCGCAGATGATGGCACTGGCCCGGTAATGGTCGGCTATGCCGCCAAGTTCAATACGCGTTCCCAGGATCTTGGCGGATTTGTGGAAACCATAGCCCCCGGAACCTTTTCGCGGGCAATTGAGGAAGCGCACGACGTGCGGGCGCTCATCAACCACGACCCGAACCTAGTAATCGGTCGAACCGTCGCCGGAACACTTCGACTTATCCAGGATGAAATTGGCCTGCGATATGAAGTGGATTTGCCGGACACAAGTGCCGGCAGGGACCTTTCGGAATCCCTTCGTCGCGGTGACATCTCGCAATCTTCTTTCGGATTCCGTGTACTAGATGCCGACTGGTCACTAGACACGGACGGCCGAGACTTGCGGACGATTCGCGATCTTGCCCTATTTGATGTTTCACCGGTTACATATCCCGCATATTTGGATACGGATTCCGGTCTTGCCCAGCGTGATCTAGAAAAGGCGCGCGTGCGGCGTCTTGCCAATAGTCGGGGCTACGGGTCCCGCATTCGCGAGATTCAGCATTCCATGGATGCTGCCCGCCTTGAAATTCTTTCGCTTACCGTAAAGGGGAATTCATGACTTTTATTGCACTTGCTCAGCGCGCCATTGATGCCCGCGCCCGCCTTTTCGAGGATTACAAGGCGGTTCTTAATGACGCGACGCTGACCGATGCGGACCGACGGGGCCGCCTTGAGAAGCTGGACACCGCCCTTGAGGAAAAGGGTGCCGAGATTGCCGACTTCACCGCCAAGGCGGAGGCGGAGGCGGAGACTAAGCGTGCCGCCGAAAAGTGGGGCTCTGTCCTGCCCTCCGGCCCCGACAACGAGCCGTCTACCGACGTTCGTTCCATCCTTGTCAGTGTTGCCCGTGGCGAGATCCGTGATGCCCTTATCGCACCGGAGACGCGTGCTCCGGGCGCCAATGTTCAGCCACAGGCGGGAAAGGTTTCCGATCCGGCCTTTGCTGGCAATACCACGGCTGTGCAGTTTATTGCGCAGGTTCTCGAATCGATGCGGGAGCGGTCCCCCTTCCTTTCCCTGGTAAGTACGTTCAATACTTCCACCGGTGAGGTTATGCGCTACCCGGTAAAGAATGCCCGTCCGCTTCCGACGGACGTTGCAATCCTTGCCGAGGGTGACAAGATTCCCTTTGCCAAGGGCGGTTTCACCACTCGGGACCTTGGCGCCAAGAAGTACGGTCTTGGTGCCCAGCTTTCTACCGAACTGATCAATGATAGCGAGGTGGACATTACCGGCATTGTAGCCACGGACACCGGGGAGGCCCTGGCCGACCGCCTTACCGCCGATATGCTGGCCAAGCTTCAGGCGGCCATTCCTGCAGGAAAGAAGATTACTCAGGGTGCCGGGCTTGGGCCTGTCACCTATGACAATCTTATTGATGTTCAGCACAAGATTCGGACCGGCTACCGCCGAAATGCCGCATGGCTTTTCGGTGATCTCCAGCTTGCCGAACTTCGCAAGATTAAGGATACTCAGGGCAACCCGATTTGGAATCCCAGCTACGTTGCCGGCGTGCCGGATCTAATCCTTGGAAAGCCCTATGCCGTTGACGCCACCATTGCCGCAAAGGCCGGTGTCGCAAATACTGATCTGATTTGGTACGGCGATTTCTCGCAGTTCAAGGTACGACAGGTTAAGGGCATGACCGTTTCCCGTTCCGACGAATACGGCTGGGATTCCGACATGGTTTCCTGGAAGATTACTTGGCGCGGTGATGGTGACCTCATGGACCTTGAGGCCGTTTCAGTCCTGCGATCTGCCGCCAGCTAAGGAGAAGCCTTTTGAAGATTTCTCTAACTGGACAGCTAATTGGCGTGGTCGGAAATGTTCTAAATCCTGGCCCTGGCGAAACTCTTGATGTGCCGGACGATATTGCCACTCGTCATATTGAGCTTGGCAATGCCGTTCCGGCGGACGCCCCCTTTACCGAGGGGGAGGCCGCCAGGCCCCGCCGTGGGCGCCCGCCCAAGGCGAAGTAAGGTAAGTAAGGTAAGGAAGGGGGTTCATTGCGCCTGCGCGTAGGCAGGTTGGCCACCCTCAGGGTTGATTTTGGGGACGATGAGAACGGCGGCCAGGCCGCCGGGGTTCACCTCCTGGTCCACGCCGGTCATGAGGCCGGACCGGATTCGACAAACCCTGTGGCCGACATACAGGCGGTCGGGGACGGCCGTACTTTCACGGCCGATTGGACACCCCCGGGAATGGGTTTGTTCACCGGCATTTGGCAAGCGACCGGCGGCATTTACCGCCGATTCTACTTTGAGGTAACCGAAGCACCTATCGTTGCGGTTTCGGAAGTCCGTGCATTCGATGAGGCAATATCCGATTCCACACGATTCCCGGCCGCCCTGGTGGCGGCCGTCCGGGATGCCGTTGAAGAGGAATTCGAAAAGATCACTGACCGGTCATTCGTTATTCGGTCGCGTCGCGGATTCTTTATTGATGCCTACCGCGAGGAAAACGATACTCGTCGAATCCTTGATAACCCGGATGGCAGCGTCACCATTGAATACGGCCTGTATCCGGCCCCGCCGGATGTCCGTCGGGCTGCACTAATTCGGATTCGTGACGTACTTCTCTCTGACAACTCGGCCATTCCGGATCGTGCGGTTTCCTTCCAGGTTTCCGAAATGGGAACCTATCAACTTGCAACCGCCGGACGAGCGGGCTTTGAAACCGGAATTCCGGACGTCGATGCCACGTTGGCTCGGTACACGCTTGATTGGTGGATGCTGTGACAATTCATGCGCTTTCAGTCAAGCGGGCACTAGTCGAGCATTTGAAGGTCGCCCCGGGGCTTTCCTCATTTCAGGTTTCATGGTCCTTCCCCCGCCTTCCTGGCCGGCATTGGGTCATGGTCGGAAAGATTGATTGGTCAGATACGCGCTGGATTACTAATCGGCAGACGGAAACCACGTATGACGTTCATGTTGTGGTTTCCGTTGCTGTGCCCGGCGCCGATGCGGAACGAGTTGAGACGGCGGCATTTACTGCTGCCGAGAGTATTCGACTTTCCCTAATGTTTGATCCGACTATTGGGGGTGCGGCAATATCCAGCGCCCTTGTTCCCGATCGTTTGATTTCCTGGCCTACGCCGGATGGTTTTGAAGCCCAATGGGAGGGATTGGCCAGGATCACGGCCAGGGACAGCCGCTAGGGGGCTGTGGCGGCCCTGTAGAGACAGGAGAGAGAAAGACATGCGAGTTGTGTACACGGGGCCCCTGGGGGCCGTTCTGATTCCGTCGCTTGGCCTTGAGGCCATCGGCGGAGGCCCGTCGGTGGACGTGCCGGAACCCATTGCCATTGAACTAATTTCCCGAGGGGATTGGATCAAGGCCAGGACTAAGAATAGCGAGGATTAATGGCATCTGTTTTTGATTCATACATTGGGGCCGTCGATGAGGTGACTTACGGCGCCGTGCTTCCGGTAAGTCGATTTTTTGAGCTTTCAAAGGAATCTGTTTCCGGAAAGTACGAGCGCATTGAATCGGCAGCCATGACAGTAGGCCAGCGTGTTATGCGTGCCGACCGGTTTGCACCGAATGCCAAGGGCGCAGATGGATCGCTAGAACTAGAGGTTCTGGACCGTTCCTTTGCATTTTGGCTTAAGCACATGCTAGGGAATGTGGCAGTTGGCGCGAAGGATGCCGACGGTTTTACCACGTTTACCGCCACAATTGCTGATCTGGCGGGAAAGAGTTTCACCCTTGAAGTGGGCCGCGCCGATTCCGGCGGCGGCCTTAACCAGTTTGTCTATCCTGGCGGAAAGGTTGGCGGTTGGGAACTCAGTAACGAAATTGATGGTGTTCTAGCTCTTTCGGTTGACATGATCTTTTCCCGGGAAACCGTTCGGACTGGTTCCCCGGTCACGCCCACCTATCCCGCAGGTGCTCGTCTTTTCACCTACCTTGGTGGAACTGTCACGCTGGATTCTGCCGCATTTCCTGTTTCGGAGACTTCCGTCAAGGGTGACAACGGTCTTAAGGATGACCGTTGGACTATTGGCGTGGGACGGCGTGAGCCTCGGGAACAGCAGGCCCGAAAGATTGAATTCTCCTCTAAGGGGGAATTTGACAGTATGACTGCCTACAATAAGGCGTCTGCCGCTCTGGCGACTGGAAACCTGGGAAATGTCGTTCTTACTTGGGGCGGAGTTGCGCCCGATCCGCTAAAGCCGACTGTCATTCCCGTGATTACCGTCACTATGCCCAACATGCGCTTTGATGCGGCCACCCCCAACATTGAGGCGGGGAAGATTCCAGATCTGTCAATTTCTGGTACCGCCCTTAACGGCACCGGAAATGACGCAATTGCCATTACGTACAAGACGCTTGATACGGCTATCTAATTGGCTAGCCGTAACACGACAGCCTTTCGCCTTGAAGGCTTTACGGCTTTTCGGGACGAACTGCGGAACGTGGCGCAAGACATTCCGCGCATTGTAGAACAGACGGATAGGGCCGTAGCAGAACTGACGATTCAGTCCGCCCGGCGAATGGCAACCAGCCAAGGGCGTCTCCCCGCAAAGGCTGCCCAATCCCTGCGCGCCGAAAGGGGCCGCAGAGGGGTCAAGGTCCGATACGGAGGAAACCAATGGCCTTACGCCATGGGTGCCGAATTCGGGTCATTCGCCTATAAGCAGTTTCGAGCGTTCCGTTCCAGCGGCTATTTCGTCTTTCAGGCGAAGTTTGTAGTTGAACGTTACGAACAGCAGCAAACATATTACCGGGCCCTCGGGGCAGCCCTCTCAAAGGCATTTCCAGAATAGGAGAACTATGCACATTTCTTTCGACCCAAAGTCTCTCACTCTCGGAGACATGGTTCTTTTCAAGGACAAGACCGGTCTTTCGGTTCAGGATGCTTTCAAGGCAAAGCCGGTGCTTGATGATTCCGGCCTTCCGGAGAAGGACGAAAAGGGGAGGCCGATTCGAAGGGTCGACCTTGACCCCCTTTCCCTGGTTGCTCTTGTTTGGCTCATTGGCCGAAAGGAAAACCCGGACTTTTCTTTTGACGATGCCATGAACGTGCCTGCTGTAGAGCTTGACGTGAGCCTCCCGGAGGCCGACCCAAAAGACTAGATGAGCTGCAACAGTATGCGGCTTTCTGTCATTTCTATGGAATGACATATCAGGAACTAATGGAAATGCCCTTGGATGCCTACACGGCTTACACCGAATACATGAGGGGGGCTACTACCGGAAGGGGATAATTGGCGGACCGTAGCCAGGAACTTTCAATTGTTGTAACCGGCGATGCTGTGGGCGCTGTCCGCGCAATGACTCAGGTAGTGCAGTCCACGGACCGCGCCATTTCTGCGGTAGTGGACAGTGTCACCGAGGGAACCGACGACCTTACCCAAACGGTTGTTACTCGGCTGCGGGATTCTCGGGGTCGCTTTGTGACCACTGGAGAGGCCCTAGGCGACGCCACGGGCGACGCAATCTCAGAGTCAACCGACAGGGCCACGGCGGTTCTGGGCCAGGGCATAGCGGGCCGCCTACGGGATTCCCGGGGCCGCTACGTGGCAGCAGGGGAGTCCCTTGGTGAGGCTGGCGGCCAGGCCGTCACGGACGCTACGGACAGTGCCGCTCAGGACGTTGGGACAGGTCTAGGCGCCCGCATGCGGGACGGCCGGGGCCGCTTTGTTGCAGCTGGACAGGCGGTCGGCCAGGACGGCGGCCAGGCCGTCACGGACGGAGTGGAACGCGGGACCAACGGCCTGGCCGCTGGTCTCCAGGACCACATGCGTGACGCTTCGGGTCGACTTGCCTCCGAGGGGCAGGATGCCGGAGAAACCGGCGGGCAAAGCCTTAGTGAGGGATTCCTTTCCAAGGGCGCGCTAATGGTGGCCGGCATAGCGGCCATTGCCCTTAAGGCCGGGCAGGCCCTGACCGATGGTATCGCTAAAGCGATGGACCAGGGAAAGGGTATAAGCAAGCTGCAAGCCCAGCTTGGTACAACCCCGGAAATGGCTCAAGAGTTTGGCGGAATTGCGGGCCGACTTTACGGCCAGGCTTACGGCGAATCGGTCGGTGACGCCACAAACGCTGTCAAGGAAGTTTGGCAGAGTGGGCTTCTCGATGAAGACGCCACTACGGCACAGATTGAAAAGATCACCGCTTCCGCCATGGGGCTTGCGGAAACGTTTGACCAGGATGTCAAGGGCACCGCCAATGCTGCCGCACAGATGGTGCGAACGGGCTTGGCAAAGAATTCTGAAGAGGCCCTAGACATTCTTACCCGTGGTTTCCAGCAGGGAAATGATAAAGCGGATGACTTGCTGGATACCATGGTCGAATATTCGACCCAGTTTCGTAATGTCGGTGTCGATGGCACACAGGCCATGGGCCTTATCTCCCAGGGTCTACAGGCCGGTGCGCGGGATGCAGACACCATTGCCGACACCATCAAGGAATTCTCCATTGAAGCGGTTGCCGGCTCCGACAAGATTAGGGCGGGTTACGAAAAGGTCGGACTTAATGCCGACAAGATGTTTGCCGCTATTGCCAAGGGTGGGCCGTCTGCCAATGACGCCCTAGACCAGACCTTTGATGCCCTCCGCAAGATCGAAGATCCGATTAAGCGGAATGCTATTGCGGTCGAACTTTTTGGTACTAAAGCCGAGGATATGGGACAGAGCCTTTATGCTCTTGATCCGAGCACGGCCACCAAGGCAATGGGTGATGTGGCGGGTGCTGCGCAAAACCTTGGGAACACGCTGCACGATAATGCAGCAACAAAGGTTGAAAGCTTTAAGCGCGGCCTTGAACAGGGCTTTGTTTCGGTTATCGGCAACAATGTTCTTCCCGTGCTGGAACGCTTTGGGCAGGTTCTGAGCACTACCTTTGGGCCCATTGTTAGCGCTGCAAGTGACACCGTTCGTCTTTTCTTTGGAGCGTTTACGGGCGCCGGTGCAGACACCAGTAGCATTAGTTCCGGCTGGATTAACACAGTTATTCAAGCCGGAGCAATGGCGCGCTCAATCTACGACAGCGCCGTTTCTTCCGTCCGCTCTTTCATCTCTTCTTTGACTACTGAGGGCGGCCCGGTGTCGGGCGCCATAGAGTCGATACGCGGGGCGTTGGAGCGCTTTGCCGGAGTGATCCGGGATCAAGTCCTGCCCTGGGCCGAATCAATGTGGCCCAAGATTGCACCTGTTGTAGAGAACCTGAAGACAACCATTTATGCCGGTTTCGAGTTTATCCGCGCAGAGATTGAAGCTGTCATTAAGGTTATCTCGTACATTTGGTCGAATTGGGGTGACAATCTTCTCCGTGTGGCCGGTGCTTTTATCGGAGCGGTCATGGGCCAGATCAACGGATTTCTAGATATTCTGCGTGGCGTCTGGGAATTTGCCACGGGCCTTTTGACCGGAAATTGGTCGAAAATGTGGCAAGGCATCAAGGACATTGCGAGCGGAATATCCGGAGTAATCTACTCAACCGTTAAGGGAATTTGGGATATGGTTTACGGCGCCTTCAAGGGGCCGATTGACAACATGATCAATAACTTTGATGCTGCCATGAAATGGATCAAGGACGGTTGGCAGAATGTAAAGAATTGGTTCACTTCCAACTTGAATATCAATTTTGGCGGAGTTTGGGACGGCATCTGGGGGTCTTTCAAGGGGGCCATTAACAAGATCATTGGCGCATGGAATAATCTTTCATTCACCGTCGGTGGTGGAAACGTTTTCGGAATGAATATTCCTTCATACACCATTAGTACGCCAAATCTTCCCTACCTGGCCAAGGGTGGCAATATCCTCGGGGGCGGTGCCGCCATTGTTGGTGACGCCGGGCCCGAGCTTCTACAGCTTCCGACAGGGGCCCGCGTAACGCCCCTCACGGGGGCACAGCAGGACGTTCCCGGCCAGGCCGGGCCGACAGGGCCAACTGTCGTTGTGAACGTCTCCGTGGCCGGTTCAGTGACCGCCGAAAGAGACCTGGCCCGATCTATTGCGGCCAGCGTCCGCGATGAAATTATCCGAATCTCTAAAAGGAATGGGGGTAGGACCGGTTTCGGTCTGCAAGCATGACTAGTCGCCTAGGTTTTGAAACGGAAATCGCATTTGAATCCCTGATTAACGAGACGCCGGCATGGCGTAATGTCACGCCATGGGTAAAGGAATTCGACGTCAAGCGCGGGCGTTCATTCGAACTTGACAACTTCGAAACTGGAACAGCCACGGTTTCATTTGACAATGCCGACGATCGATTTTCCCCGGACCCCTTCATCAAGGTTTCCAGTCCCGAAAACAACCTGTTCCCGAGTGATTCCCCCGGGGCATACGACACGATCCCCGGGGGCCCTTACTTTCCCATCTCAAAGCTAATCACATACGGGAATGGCGTCACGGTAAAGGTCAGCGGGGCTGGCGACGTTTTCACCGGATGCGCCCGGGTTTCCATCCCGACCCTTCTGCCAACATGGTCGGACATCGTTGCATTTCCGGATGCCAAGGTAATTGAAGGCCAGGAATCGCAATTCCAAGTCCGGCTGTGCAAGGCTGACGTCAGTCAGCCGGATCTTTCCATTGGCCTGTTTGTGCTTTACTCAAACTCCAAGGATGTGGCCATTGGATATGCGCATGGCACTACACCAATAAAGGTTTCGGCTATCAGTAAGGACACTGCACAGCCGCTCATCTTTAAGCACGTCGCCCCGGTTGGCGCCGTAAAGGTGCAATACCGGTTGGTTGCCCGAGGGGCAACCAACGTTGCTTCCTCGTTTCTCATGACAAGCGCATTCGCTTACAATCGGCCGCCATTTGTGGGTGAGCCGGATTGGTATTTCACCGAAGATCAGACCACTATTCGGCCCAACCGTCGAATCCGGATCAACTCCGTAATTGGAAACAATATCTTTCCGCGTTGGGCGTCATCCCCCGAAACTTCGGGAACTTGGGAAAAGGGATTCAACGGGAAGGGCGTTCAGGGAATGACCGCCCCCATTCCCCCTTCCGATCGGTGGGAATATCCCAAGGGTCCCAACGGCGAATCCTGGTGGGAACTGAACTTTATAAGCGGGGCATCGGAGCCGTCCACCGGGGTTGGTACCAAGCATATTCGCTTTTCCTACCGAAAGGCGCTGGCTGATGCCGTTTCTGGGTCGAGCCTCAAGGTTGGCGCCAATTCAATTCATGTCTACACGGCGCCGATCCCATTTTACAACTACACATTTTCGGGTTGGGTGAAGTGGGCGGCCGGAACCGGATACAAAGCACTTCCCGCCGGAACAACAATGTCCATTGTTGGATGGGTGACAGATCAGGTTAACCCGTCCAATGTTTGGTCACTTGGAACCATCGCAACAATCACTCCGGGTTCAAGCTGGACACCATTCAATTTCAATGGAACGATGCCGTGGGGAATGATTGCCCCAACGATGAAGTTGACTTTAAGCGTTCTCCCGAACAACGACCGTTCAACTATTTCCGGAGACTTCGGATTTGACCTAATCGGCCTACAGTGCGCCCGTTCTGACAATGCAACCGGTTATCGGGTGGTGCCTTTTCAGTACGGTGACGGAGCCGAACCGGTATTCTCTGGATTCATTGACAGGATTCAGGCTCAAAACAATTGGACGCTTGGGGCGAACGATGTGAAGATGGAATGTTCCGATGACCTCCGAATCTTTTCGGAAACAATTTGGAACACCCCCTATCAGGCGGTTGCAAACAAGAATCAAAACGTCCTGGCGCATTTCCCTCTGACCGATCCTGCGGAATCATTTGGAACCGTTGGAGAAGCGGCCGGGTTTGTTGGGTCCCCCGGTACTCTTGTCAACAGTACGAATGGTGGACGGCCCATTACCTACGGCGCTTTTCCTTTTGTTCACGGTATTCAAGGCGGGACGTCGCTTTCCTTTGAATGGGCTAACGGTTCATTCGGAACCGTGATTGATATTACCGACCCGGCGATTGCCGCATTGGCCACCACAAACAAGGACCGTTCCAAGGGAAGGATTGACAAGGGGTGGAGTGTTGATTTCTGGGCTATCTTTCCGACGAACAGCATTCCCCGCCCTGATTCGGGGGTGACACATTTTGCAGCCGTAGCGTTGGGCCGAAATGTTCATATCGGTGTGGCACTAACACCGAGCAATGATTGCCTCTATGCCCTCACCGGAAATGAGGGCATTACCTACATGCTCATGCCATTGGGCTACCTCACCAATTCGGATTCGCACTTTCTTTCCGTGTCCGCCGGTCCCGCCGATCCCACGGGAAAGCGAATCATTTCCCTGAACGTCAATGACTGGGCCTACCGAAAGACTTACGTAAGCACACAGCCGGATTCCGGCTATGAGGCTCCGGCCAGTATTGGGGGCCGTTCGTGGTGGGCAGATTGGCAGCCCGACCAGTTTGCCGGCCAGCTTTCTTGCGTCACCATTTATGACACAGGCTCCGAGGATGTCACCGCGAAATGGCAGGTAGGAAAGAACAATACCGTTCACGGTGGAACCACTAGAACCAACTTTCTCGCTTCCAAGGTTCACCCTCGATACGACATGTCGAATTGGAAATGGGGGCCTGGCTCTAGTCCAACAATCTTTGGCCCACTTGATTTTAGTGGTGTCAATGCACTGGCCCACATACAGGAAATTACCGGCGATTTGCAAAGCGTATTCTTTGCCACCCGTGAGGGCCGCATCGGATACCTTGTGAAATCTACCCTTGATGGCCTGTTGCAGGATGCCATAGCCATTCCTGGAAATGAAATGACGCTATACACCGACAAGGGAGAGGGCCCGGAACCGGGCTACTCTCTGGATTACGACTTGTCGCACGTCTACAATATCGTGACGATTTCTCGAAAGAATGGCATTTCTAGTACGGCATCCAGTGCGAAATCTGTACAGTCCTTCGGTCGTCGCATGTACAAGCGCGAGTTGAAAAGCATTGAGGATTCGTGGGTTCGGCAGTTTTCGCGAGAGTTTATGGAACGTTGGCAGAACCCCGTTCCGCGCCTCAGCTCACTTCAGTGGACACTCTCCACTAATGACAGTCTGGCATCAAAGATCCTCTCCCTTGAACTTATGGGAAAGCTCACTATTCAGGAAAACAATCCGGCCTTCCCTGGGGGAATTGTTTACAGTCGGGCCTATCGGGTGGAAGGACTTTCGCACCAAGTCAAGGTAAATGGCGCCGCCGTTGATTGGGTTACCACCATGGACGTTACGGCCGTAGGCCACTAGAAAGGAGGTAAATGGAGTATTGGAATACGGCCCTGAGTATTGCCGGCCTAGCCATCGGCCTAGGAATTGCATTCATTCGATTCCGGTCGGAAACCGACAATGAATCTGCGCGTCTTTGGCGTGAAAATGCAGAGGCAGAAAAGGCCCGGGGTGATCGGCTGGAAGGAACCATTAGAGATCTTACGGCCCGCGTTGAACGCCTTGAAACTGAAAATGGTTTGCTTCGCTCACTTGTCACCGGTGAACGGGCCATTCAGGATCTCTCGGTCACGGTGACCACCTATCACCGGGAAGCAATGGCCGCCCTGTCGGCCCTACGTGGCTCTGTGCGGGCCGTAGAAACGCGCAAGGGTCCAGCAGGACCGGCAAGCAACAAGGGCCCCTCCTAGGGGCCACACAGACAATCGCCCCCGGTTTGCCGGCCGGGGGCTTTCTCATGCCCAAAACAAAGAAAGAGGAAATACTAATGAGTGTTGACAGCATGCTGAACGAGTGCCGCAAGTGGATTAACCAGGGCTATAAGGAGGGTCGCAATAACGATACCCTTTTCGGTAAGTGGTACGGCCTGCCTAATCAGGCGTGGTGCGATATGTGGATTAGTTACTGCGCTTCCGTTTCCGGCAATGCGGATTCGGTTGGCCGGGCGGCTTACTGCCCGTCGCACGTGAATTGGTTCCGGGCCCGAAAGCAGTGGTCCGAATACCCGAAGGTCGGCGCCATTGTTTTCTATGACTGGGATGGTGACGGTCTTGCCGATCACGTTGGCATTGTGGAGTCGTTTACTGACACCACTATTACCACCCTTGAGGGAAACACGTCTGCCGGTAATGCCGGTTCTCAGTCCAATGGTGACGGTTGCTACCGTCGCACTCGTCCGCGTAAGGTCCGGCAGGTTCTCGGATATGGATATCCGGCCTATGCCGGCAACTCCATTCCGACCCCTCAGCCTAAGCCGCCGACTTCCGGCATTCCGGCTTTCCCTGGCCGCTTTCTCAAGCTGACTCGACCGTATATGACCGGCGAGGATGTGCGGACTTTCCAGGCGCGCCTTAAGGAACGTACGTGGCAGATTGATGCGGACGGTTCTTTTGGTCCGGCGACTGATTCCATTACCCGACAGTTCCAGGCCCGGCACGGCCTAGAGGTGGATGGTGTGGTTGGGCCCGCTACTTGGGCGGAGGCATTCAAGGGCTGAACGCCCGTAGGGGCGGCCCGGAGGCCGCCCCTACGATTATCCCCGCCGCCGTTCCCTGAGTTGGCGTCGTTGCAGCTTTGTTCTGGTCCTACGATCATCCACGCTTTATCGTCAAATACAAGCGTGAGTAGAAGTTTCTTTTTCAGCATGATTTACCCCCTTCCTTGGCGGCACAAGGTAAGGGGGACATTCCAGTAAGTCAATAGAAAGGAATAGGTATGATTAGCTTTATTACCCGCAACGCGGTCCGACTGTACGCGGTCGCTGCGGCCCTGCTGGCCCTGGGGGCCCACTACCTACCGTCCCTGCCTGTCGGTCTCGTCCTGGCCGCTGTGGCGGCCCTCCTGGGCCTCTCCGTGGACTCCGTGACTGTCCCTGTGGGCAAGCACCGGGCGGCCGTCTCAGAGGCCCTGTACACCCCCGCCCCGGACCGGGCGGACATCTCCCGAGAGGTAAGGTAAGGAAGGTAAGTAAGGGCATGCAAAAGAGGGGCCCCGCCAAATGGCGGGGCCCCTCTTTTTGCTTTTAGCCGTGGGCCTTTTCGTAGGCTTCCACGATGCCGCTGGAAAGGCGGCCACGCTCGTTCACTTCCAGGCCCTGTGCACGGGCCCATTCCCGAACCTTTGCCGGGTCCGGCCCCGAGGATCGCACCGGGGTCGCGGCGGCGCGCTTACGCGGCTGCTGCTGTCCACGGGTGGCCGCCGCAACCGACGGAAAGCCAACCTGCACCGGAGCGTCTTCCACGATTCGGGCCGCCGCCGCATACGGGGCGAGGAATTCGCGGATCTTGTTGATCGCTTCAAGCGAGGAATCCAGCTCGAAGTTTACCCCGTCGAATCCGAACCGGAACGAATCGCTCGCATTCTGGTCGATGATTTCGCCGGAAAGGTCGTCCTTGACCTGAGTCGTCTTGGTCTCAATGACTGCCATTTGCTTTTCCCCTATCCCCGATTAGGCCGCGTCGATTTCGTCAAGCTCAATGGTCGCGATGAGAACCGCGTCAACCTTGGCATTCCAGAAATCGAACGCCGGGGTTCCCGGAACCTGCTGCTCCAGGATTCGGAGCCAATTGGCCTGCGCGTCGGTCAGGGAGCGAACCCCAAGGCCCTTGAGCGCCTTTGCCTCCGCCTGGTCCCGCTTCCTCTTTCGGGCGGCGGCTTCCTTTTCCGCGTCAGCCTCGGCCTTTTCCCGGGCGGCCTTTTCCTCGGCTGTTTCGTCGGATTCCGTTTCCTCCGACTCCTCCGCGTTGTCCTCGGCCACGTAGGCGGCCAGTTCCTCAATGCGCGGCTTGAGCGTGGATTCGCACCGGGGGCAGAGGGTGAATCCCTCCGGCAGAGGCACGGAAAGGTCCAGCTTGTTCGTTCCGATGAGCCGCTTTGCCACGGCGATCTGAACCTTGATGCAACCCTCGCGGGGCCGCTGGTCGGCGTGAACGATAGTCTCGCCGGTGTTGAAGAAAGCGCCGAGCGCCATTCCTCGTTCCTCCCTTGTTCTCATTCCTTGTTGACTAGACTTTAGCGGCTTTTCTCCGCGCCGGTCAAGTTCATTTGCGGATTGCCATTCGGTGAATCCCTGAACCACCAGACACCAGCATTCCGAACAAACGTTGTACTGGTTGAACAGTGTCCTATCCGGCACCCACGGGTGCCCGAGTATCGACAGGGACCGGGCTATCAGGCAGTCAACGGGGCCGGAGTGCACGGTATGAACCGTTCCCTCGGTGTCCCGTCTTAGTGCCAATCCGATTGGCCCTATCCGGTTCATGACTAATGTCATAATCCGTCAAGCCTTCCCGCCGGGGATTTGGTGTTTGGCAATGCTCCCCCCGCATCGTGCGGGGTTCCTTGCGCTGCCTTACGAGAAAGACTCTACACACGGTCGGTGCCGTGTGTCAACTGGATTGCTCGCTTGTCTTGCCAAAAAAGGCCCCCGCTTTCGCGGGGGCCTCTCTCTAGATGAAGTTCTGTCCGTGATTTTCGCCGCCGCATGAGCATTCGCAGGCGGCCGACTTTGCCGACAGGCAGCGTCCGTCACAAACCTTTTCCGCCCGGTAGCGGGCATTAAGGTGCTGACCTTCCATGGGCCCGTGGTCGGCGCACAGGGCGCCGTGGGACGCATAGAGTTCCCGGGCCTCAGCGGCCTTTTCCGGGGTGTCGGCAAACATCCAATAGTGAATGTCCACCATCTGTCCGGGTTCGCTTCCGATGAGAAGCGCCGTGCCCTTTCCGATCCTTGGAAGATCGGTCACCGCGCGAACCTTGCAGCCCTTTGTTCGGCACTTCCAGAACACTCGGACCATTTGCATTTCCATTGGTTTCCTCGCTCATCTTCCCGCCGGGGTTGATGAAACAAAGATACACACGGACAACCCTGTGTGTCAATGGGAGGCCCCCGCTTTCGCGGGGGCCTTTTCATTTAGCCTTCGTACTCTGCCACCTTACGGGCCCAAAACGCCTTTGCCGTTTCCGAGTTTGCCAACCGGGCCATGTCCACAAAGTTCTGAGGGGCCTTCCCGGGCTTGCGCGGGGGCGCCGGGGTTTCCACCTTCCCCGGCTCGCCAAAGGCCGGGGAAAGGGCCTTTTCCCGGTTCACGCGCTCGAACTTTTCAAGCTCGGTTTCCTCCCGGCCCTCTGCCGCCTTCACACGGTCCAACCAAGTAGCGGCGGCCTTGATTTCAGCTTCGGAAAAGTCGGCTTCCTCGCCCATGTTCAGAATGAACTTAGCGTGGTCCGTAAAGATGTCCAAGGCCGCCCTAGTGGCGGTAACAGTCAGGTAGTAAGCCGACTTCCCGACCTTCCGCGATGGGGCTTCCTTCCAGGCAGCCAGGGCCCCGGCCTCCGCCCTGTCGGCGGGCTTCTGAGTCTGCATCAGGCCAGTCTCGGCAATGTAGTCAGCAAGCTTGCCAGTCATCCGAACCGTGTAGACCGTAGCCATTGTCTTTTCCTTCGTTCGTTTCTTCCCCGCCGGGGGCTGATGAGTAAAAGATACACACGGCACAGACTGTGTGTCAACACTGGCTTTGAAATCTTTTCCTGCCGCGCCTTTAGGGTTCTTGGCGGGGAGACCCCAGGGGGCCCTTGGCGGGCCCCCCGGTGGCTTTCTATCGCTTTTCCACGGTCACCCTATCATCGGGCTCAAAGTCCATTGAGGTGAGCATTCCATGCACCGTGTAAACGCCGTCCTCTTCGGTGATCTCGATGATCAGCCATGCTCGGTTGCGCTCAATGATTCGCATTCCGGCCTTGACATGCCGGCCTTCTATCTCTTCGGCTTCCATCTGGTGAAGCATCTTCATTGCTTTGCTTCCTTCCCGCTCTTCGCCGGGGTCTTTCTTGATGTCTCCATTCTGGCATTGCCCATTGCCCGATTGCAAGCCCAAAGGCCGAGAAAGTTTCTTTCCCGGAATCGTTGACACACGGCGCACGGCGTGTGTATGTTTATCTCATCAAGCCCCGGCGGGCAGAGAAACTAGAGAAGGAAAGAAAATGGCTGTGAACCTTCGTAAGGGCCGTCACGACTACCGCCTTGAAATGATGGGCTGCAAGGTGGTCGACATCTACACCTACGGAATGGGCGCCTACACGGAGACTCGCCTTAGCGGCCAGACGGAGGCGGTCCGGGAGTTCTTCCGCTACTGGGAGGCCAAGGCGGTCATGGAAATGTTCGTGACCATGGACACCTACGGGGACATCCGGGAAATCACCGAATACACCGACTAGGAGACGCAGAAAGGGCCCCCGCCAAGGCGGGGGCCCTTTCGTGTTTCTAGGCGCTTCTAGACGCCTTCCTCGGTCATCTCGCGCACCAGGGGTCCGGTCCAGGAGTAGAGAACTGCCGACCTTCCCGCGCCCGGTTTCTGTCCACGGGAAATGTTGTCCCCAAGGACGTTCAGCACTTCGTCAATATAGGTGGCGGATACCTTATTTCCGCCGCAGATTGCCCGGACCTCCGTGCGGGTCAATCCGTCTTTCAGGTTGGCCGCCCGCTGCTTGAGCGCCGCCGCTACGTTCTTAGCGTCCTCATTCAGCTTTGCGTTTGCAGAGTATCCCCCTTCGGGAATGTCCTCGTCCTCCCCAATCACGTACCGAATGGACTTTAGGGAGTATTCGAAAAGCTCGTACGCTGCGGCTAGGTCAACTTCGTTGATCTCCGTGCGTCCGTCTGCAATGGCATAGGTTGCCGCCGTGCGCATAATGTGCGGCCTCTGTCGGCCTGTGAATGAGTCCAGGATGGGCGACATGGCCTTTTGCTGTTCAAGGGTGGCGCAAATGTCTCGCCACAATTCCTTTGCCTCTGGCGTGCGCTCAATGAGAAAGAAGTCCGCTTCCCCATCGTCGTTCTCATCGTCAGCGCATGCGGCCTTTTGTGCCTCTACAACCGTCTGCGCTTTCATTCCAACGTCGGCGAGATTGTTCCTGAGCTTTGCGCAAAGGGCGGCATATTTTGCTTCATCAATTGGCACGTCGTCCGCGAGAACTTTTGTCTGCTGGACATAGAAGAACATCCACCGGTTGTACGAACCACCGGCCAATTCCGTGAGGTTCAGACGGTCTGAAAATTCGCCCGGGGTAACGTGCGCCACGGCGGACAAGTGCGGCCGTGTGGCTTTGATTGGATTGTTGCGCGTCGGCACGGCAAGGGTTTCCCCGTCCCATGCCTCCCGTAGCGTTGTGCCGAGAGTGGCACCGGGGCCGACCGACTTTCCCATAATCTTCCCGTATTCGGAAAGGTAAAGAAGGCGACTTTGCCCGCCCTGTTCCGGAATTGCTTGCCCGGCCTCTTCCATTTCTCGAATCTCTTTGGGGGAGAGATCGGCAATTGCTTCAATCAAACCCTCTCCCGATGCAAGGGAGCGCAGAACATTGTTTTCAACGAAAGTCCTGCTGACCTTCCGCCCCGTTTTTAGTGCCGCATTCGTGGCGGAACCCTTTCGACCCCTGCTAGTGAGGCCGACCAGCATGGTCCACGCCGTGACGGGGTGCCTTTCGCTCCGGGAAATCGGGATTCGAATGTCCGGGTGAACCATGGCGCTCGTAAGAGAAATGAGAGAAGCCAGAATTCCGATTGGGTCCGCTTCCTCGCTCGGCTCTAGGATCTTTACAATCTCGCCAAGAATTCCCGTGTAGACGGCCTCATCGGGCTTGTCTTCGAACATCTGTTCACTTCTCCTGTCGCCCCGCCGGGGGAGGTATGGTAAGGAAGGTAAGAAAGGGTCCTTGGCCGGCAACCCCATACTTACCTTACTTACCTTCCCTCCCCTGGTCAAAGTCCCTGGATAATTGCATCAAGCCAGGACAATTCGGACATTCGCCAATTGACACGCCCCAGCGCCGTACATATGTTTTCTCCTGCCACAATTGCCGGCATGCTGCTGGCAAGCGTTTCGAGGGGTGAGGTATTGCGAGGAATTCTAATCCACCACGACGAAACCCGCATGCCGAAATGGGTGGACTTTACGGGTCTTGATGAAAGGGCCGCAATGAATGCCTTTGCGGATTCCATTGGCCCCAGCCCGGAACCTCTAACGTCATTCGCCGTAAATCAGGACGGGGATACGTTGACGCTTTTCGTAAGCGTCGAGGGATGGGGGCCCGGTTGCCCAAATAGGCGGGCAACGGAATTGTTTCGCGTTCTGATGCCCCCGGGGCGGGTTCCGCCCGGAAGTATTTGGGGGCCCCTGTTTCTTATCGGGGCCGATCTGGCGGGTTCCCTCATGGATATTCCCGAGGAAGCACACCACGTACTCAGGGAACATGGCGTCATGCCTAAGGCCAACTAGGGGACGGTCGTGTCGGAAAGCATTTCCCGTAAGGCCCTCAAGGAACATGCCCAAAACCGCCTGTTGCACGCGGTTAGCGCTGCCGCATGCTATGAGGATGAACGAATGCCCCAAGGGTGGGAAGACTGGCCGGAGGCCAACAGGGCCGTATATCGTGAGATTCTGTTGCGGGAAGCAAACAGACTTTCCCGGACCTTTGGGTATGACCAAATCTGGATTAGCTAGACCAATGGGCCCGCCATGGCGGGCCCATTTCCTTTCCCGGAAACGTTGACACACGGCGCATCCCGTGTGTATCTTTGCTTCATCAACCCCGGCGAACAGGAGAGCGAAAATGGACAGGCCGACGTACGAAACATACTCGGGGGTTTTCACTCTTCACGGCGACTGCATCGAGTTTGAATACCGCAATGATTACCCGAACCCCACCGGTCCGACCTACTACCCTGTTGTGAATGAGCCTCACAACTGGCCGGAGGCCGACATTGAAAAGGTTCAATTCAACGGTGAGCGGTGGATTGTTGCCGCTAATCCCGTGTCTCACTACGGGTATGTGAGCTACCACGACGAAACGGCGGCTTGGCGGGAGTGACCCCGACCCAATGGAAAGGGCGGAACGAAATAGTTTCGCCCTTTCCATTGACACACGCTGCGCCCCGTGTGTATGTTTATCTCATCAACCCCGGCGGGGAAAGAACGATGAAGGGAAACGAAATGGCTCCGAAGCGCTTCCGGCCCGAGACTGTCAAGGAAATGCCGTATCTGCCGCTCAACCGTCACACGGTGCGCCTGCGGGACGACGTGATCCGGGACGTCCTGCGAATGGCTGCCGAACAGCCTTCCTACCGGGTTAGCAACCAGACGGCGCCCCGGTGGGGCATGGTCCTGGTTTACGAGACGGCCACCAGCATCATTGGTTCTCTCTGGCACGACGCTTACGGCGAGGATGCCGTCTACAGCGTGGAACTGGCCAAGGATGGTACCAGCGCCAAGGTTCACGGCTACTGGGGGGCGATTACCCGGGCGGTTTCCGGCGCATCCGCAACCCCGAGTGAATTGGCTGCCCTGGTTACGGCCTGGCAGTAAGGGAAAGAATTGCGCGGGGGCCCTCCGGGGCCCCCGCCTCCGTCCACGTAAAGGAGAATCACCATGGACTACACCCTTTCCCTTAAGGGCCGCCGCGCCGTCGAATTGCTGGCCCGCCTTAAAGAAGCGGAGGAATCCTTGCGGATGTTCAATGACCCCACGAACGAAAACGTGATGGTTGCCTCGGAACACCGTGCGGCTAGTATGGAATTCCTCAACGGCAATGTTTACATGCAACTCCTAGAGGCTCTTGAAGTCGTGAAAACCGCTATGGTTGTCGACTACGGCCCGGTTGCGTTCAAGGAAACCGAGCAGTCTCACACGTGGCACGCAACTGGCATGCCCGACGGCCTTTGGACGCTGTCTAAGCGTTTCTTTCATTTGCGAGACAACACGGTTACGCAATATGACAAGGGCTCGTTCCACTTGTACGACACTGGCGGAAGCTATGTACAGTCATTTACAAACAAAAGCGCGGCTAAGAAGTGGCTTGAACTACGCCGAGAACAAATGAAGTAGCAACAGTGAAAGGCCCCCGCCATTGGCGGGGGCCTTTTCTATTCCTCGGGCGGCGGCTCAAAGGGTGGCGGCGGCGGAATGGTGGGTGCGGCAGGCTCTAGAGCCTGGTGCACGGCGTCAAGGGAGTTGAAGCACTCAGCTACCGGGACCGAGTATGAAATGCCGCAGATGTTACACCGGTAGAAAACGGCGGTCTCTTCGATAATTGCCATTGTTACTCCTTTTCGTTCTTCCAGAATGAATATGCCAGGGCGATGGTTCCGCCTAGCAGGATTATGCCAATTGTGGCCTGAATGGCCGTGCCGGTAGCAATGTGAAAGATTGCGCCGATAATCACAATCTCAATGAATACCAGACCAGCCGTCGCAAATACGAGCCCAGTTAGGGCTAGGCCGGTCAAAAACCAGATAAGCCACGGCTTTTCGTTTTCGTTCAATTTTCACTCCGCATTTCGAGCCTGATTGTTGGAAATTGCCTGTCGGCTGCCGGGGCCGCTGTGGTCCTGGCCGCGCCGGAGGCGGTTGGTGTTCATGGAGTCCCTGAGCTTTTCCACGGCACGGCTGTGGCGCTTGGACCACGTTGCCAGGGACGTTCCGGCGGCCTCTGCGGAGGCTGTAGGCCCGTAAGCCCATCCGTCCCTTAGAACGGCCCTGGCGGCCTCTGGGAGCCTTTCCCATGCCGCCCTGGCGTCTAGCACGGCATCCACGTGCCCCATGCCGTCACGGCCCTTGTGAGCCCCCTGTGACCAGTCGGGAAGCAATGCACCTGCCCGCGTTTGCTGGCCCCACTCATCGGCGGGCAAAAACATCGAGTTCATGATTACCTCTACCTCCGTAGCGGAATAAAGGTAGTCGGCACTTCCGTGCAATGCCCGCCCACGTTCCTTGCCGCAATATTCCGTGGCAAAGCGCCGGAGGCTTACGGCAACAGCCGCATTGGTGTTGTCAGTCTTGGCGAATGACGCCGACTTTTCCACTAGCTTGAGTGAAAGTTCCCCGTAAAGGTCGTCCGCGTCAATGCCGGGCCAATCCCGGGCAAAGGATCGGGCAACGCTCTTTGCCAGAGGAAGAAAGTCAGTGGGATTGAAATCCACGGCAACGATTGTCAATTGGCCTTCCGAAGGTTTCCGCCGGAGTAGATAACCCCGCCGTAGGTAAAACTGCCGTCCCCGGCAATCATGTGAATTTCTGGATCAACTCGGCGGCCGGCAACTCGCAGAACTCCAAAAGCCATTTGCCAGTTTGCGTATCCGTTGGGAAGGTAAGAAACCTTCCTGAGGTCGGAAATGTGGCCCAGTTCCATGCCAATTCTGGGCTTCATCCGACCACCCCACCCGTGTGACGTTTGAACGATTCCCGCACGGTGCGTGTGCCCGCATGCGACGTTTACGCCATACTTGACGGCCGCATTGTAGGCCGTTGCCCCGGCAGTCTGGCTAAGGGTGATTTCTCGGTTATCCCCGTGCGTGGTGACCCATCCCGGGGCTACACGGTGGATATTTTCGCGCTGCTCAATCCCAAATGCATCAAAATCAAGTAGCCGCGAGTATTCCCATTCCGGCATATCCGCGACGGCGGGAGCGTATTTCCACAGGTAGTCAGAAATGCGCCTGTCATGGTTTCCCAGATGCATTCCCTTGTAACCGTCGTAGTTGGAGAACCAAAGGTCAAGAATGCGCTTGCCGGCCTCGCGTTCTGTCCGAACGTTTCCGGCAAATTCGCTGATGGTCCCCTTGGACCAACGCGACGGGGCATCCAGGTTCAGGAAATCTCCGGTGTGCACTACTCCGGCAAAACCGCCCTCCTGAATCAGGTTGGCAATATTTGCAACGGTACCCGTGTGATGTTCGGGAACATGTGTATCGGGAATGAGTAGAACGGTATGCGGGCTGTCGCTAATCATTGTCAAGCGGAAATTCCTCCTTTATTGCCTGGCCGTCCTCGATTTGCCAGACCTCTACGTATTCCCGCCCGTACCGGGCATAGAGCTGCGCAACGGACCGCCGCATTTCTGGCTTGGTGTCGTACACCCGCGACCCGCAGAGCCGCTTGGGGCGCCCAGGGCGGGTAACCCTGGCAATCCAGACGTCAAGGCTCATGCTGCGCCCTGATCCGCCAGCAGGCCGACAAGTCCAGCGGCCTCATAGCTAGTGATCTGGTCGTCATCAACTTCCAGGCCATCAATCCGAATTTCGGCACGAAATCCACCGGCATCGGACTTGTAGAAATAGACCTGATAGTTACCGACCGAGATGGTTTCACCGTCTGCGTAAGCCATTAGCCGTTTCCCTTCGTCTTGCTGATTGCTTCATCAAGAATTCGCTTTGCTAGGCGAACCGCCTTGCCCGGAGTCATAAAGAATCCGATATGGTGCGTCATAACCCCGGCGGTGTTGTATTCCGATGCGGTGATATACACCGCCTCGGGGTCGTAGGTTGATTCGGCCACCGTAATTACATCAAGGCCAGCGCTTTCGTCACACGTGAAAGTTTCCGGGGGAAGGCCATTGGGCCTGTTTCGATTGTTTCGCATTACACTCCCACTAGTTCCCTGAGGGCGTCATAGCCATTTTCCATTACAAAACTGTTCACGTCTTGCCCCTTTGGCATGAGAATGATTCGCGCGCCGGGAATCTTTTCCGCAAGCGGGCTTGCGAACTTTTCCAGCCCGGTTCCGTCATCGTCGTTATCAGTCAGGATGTAGACCGTTTCATATCCAAGAAAGAGGCGCGTAAAGGCCGGTTTCCATGACGTTGCGCCGGGGGCCCCTACGGTAGGTATTCGGGCCATACTGCTGGTTATCGCGTCTATCTCGCCCTCGGATAGCGCAATGTATGGAAGGGGCCGGAAAAGGTCCGCAACGTTGAACAGTCGGTGTTCATGTCCTGGTGGATTTAGGTACCTGTTTTTGTGAACTGTTTTGCAGTCGTGTTCTTGCAAGCAGCGGAATTTCAGTCCTACAACCCCGTAGGGGGTTTCGTAGGGAATGGACAGCATGCCGGCATATTGCTCATGCCCCGGCAATGGGTCGGCGACGACGCCTAGCCGAAACAATCGAGCGCTGTCCTGCGCTCGGGGCCCAAATCTCTTCTCCAAGAACCGTCCGGCGGCGGCGCTTTTCGCCACCGCCTTTGCGTATCGGGCGGTACTCTTCTCCAAGAATTCTTTCGCAGAATCCGACAGCACTACCGAAATCGCGTATCCCCTCTTGCCACATGACTAGTGCAAAGCTGTCGCCTCCGAAATCGCACGTGTGGCATTTGAAAACATTTGCATCAAAGCTCACGCTTGCGGACGCGGACCGGTCGGCGTGAAAGGGGCACCGGACAGACTGCCATTTGCGCCCGGTGTCCCCGATCTCCGCCCCGTAATGGCCCAGTAGCGCCCCTATCGGCGGCTTGTCGGCGGCATCCATCGGCCTGCCTTTCGTGGGCCACCTAGCGGGCCCTAGGCGGCCTCGGGCGGAGTGTCGCTGCGGTATTCGTTCGGGTAGTCGTTACTGTGCTGGTCATCCCGCAGCATGGCCAGCGCATAACGCTCCCACTCGTCGTAGGAATCCTGATTGCTGACAAGTCCTGCACTACGGTCCCGCCGCTTAGTGCGTCGGTTGGTGTTTCCGTTGTATCGGGGGGAAATGATTACTCCTCGGTGTATTCGAAATAGACATTTGGCGGGACATTCACCATGGGATCAACCCCCATGCCGGCAATCTCCCGAATTTCCTCGACAAACTTCTCAAGCACGCTCAGGGGAATGTCATCATCGAACCGGAGCGGTCCGGATTGAATCTCAATCTTTCGAACGACACGTGCCATTTTCACACTCCTCTAGTCGCTTCATAATCCTTAGGGCCTGTTCATTCGACATCACAAACACGCCATTTCTCATGTGCTTGCCCTTGAGTTTCAGCATTACTGCCGACCAAAGGGCTCCGGCCCTTATGCGCTGAGTCTCGGCGTCAGCAACGAACTTGCCTAGCTGGGCAACGGCCACGTTCTTGACCTGAATAGCCCAATAGGGAATTCCCTTAATGTCGCCCAAGTCGTTGGCTCCGTTGATTCCGCCGTAACGTTCCGCCTCCGGGTAGACCGGGGAGAAGACTTCAACGGCTTCCACTTCTCCCCGGTAGCCCTTTGACTTACTGGCCCGTCCGTTCATCAGTCGTCAAACTCGGAATCCGCGTCACTTCCGGCCAGGGAATCGACAATCATTCGGAGGATTGCGGCAGCCACGGCGCGCTGAATGGCCGCCGCCGTCTCGGGGTCCAGATTCCACGTCTGGCACCCGTTGTCATGGTGAACAATCTTCGGAACGGTCTTGCCGTCAATCTCAATGGTGCCGTTCTCAAGGTTCATGCTGTCAATCAATGCGCATCCTTTCCATGTCCGCATTCAGCGGAATTATCCAGTTTCCCGAAGGGTCGGCTTTGCCGCCCCGGTTCTTAACGATTGAAACGTTTATGTTCAGGTCCCCGAAGTCAATGGAACCCGACTTGTGCAAGGTAAGGATTACCTCTGGAACCTTGCTGATCTTTCCCATAAGTGCCGACATGGGCGCGGGACTGATCCCGTCGTCATAGGTTCCCGTCAGATGGTGCAGCGCAACAATTGCCGCCCCAGTCTTACGGCCTAGCTCATGCAGGTAATCAATGATCTCCCCGTATTTGCTGTTATCGTCCCCGGATTCAGTCCAAACATTTCGGAGATTATCTACAATGATTAGCTGCGGCCAGCATCCAAAGAGATACCCGAAAGCCTGAACATCTAGATCGAGGTTATCCAGCGTCGGAGCGGCATCAAAGTTCCACCGCAAATAGTCCAGATTGTTGATTTGCGTGTCATAGTGAACGCTTTTGCCAGCTTCCATGTCCTTTTCAACAGCCCAAACCGGGGTGTTTGTAAGCATGGCGGCCAGTCGCACGTATTGTGTGAATGCGTCACTGTCTGCGCTGAAATAGAGTGTGGGAACCTCCGCCCGTGTGGCAATGGTGGTTACTAGGGCGGATTTTCCGACTCCGGGCCCGGCTGCAATTAGTGTGAGCTGCCCCCGGCGAATATGGCAACCGGCTTTTTCGAGTTGGGGAAAGGCGGCCGGCAAAGGTTCTCCGGCCTGGCCTCCCAAATGTCGCGCCTGTACAAGTGTGAGCAATAATCCCCCTGTTTTTGGGCATAGAAAAGGGCCGTCGAAACGGCCCGCATCGTTTGGGGGTTACGCCTTAACCATTTGCCTTGGCAAAACGCGCACACTCGGCCGTCTTGAAGTTCGACGGGCAATCAAAGCCGAACCAGGGCTTTCCCGTCTTCTGGGAAATGCCGCTCACATACAGCTTGTCTCCGTGTCGGCACACGGCGGCAAGGTCGTGGTTCGGCGGCGGAGCCTGGGGGGCCTGCTGGCCGCCCTGTGGGGCGCCCTGGGGCGCCTGTGGGCGGCTATAGCCTCCCTGCTGCCCCTGCGGGGCGGGGGCGCCCTGGCGGCCGTTCTGTGGCATCACAGTTGCCGGAAGTTCCCGGCGGATCATCTCCACAGCCGCAAACAAATTGTTGGCGTCGCCAACCTTGGCGTAAAGGTTGTTTTGCTGCGCCTCTTCAAGCAGCGCAAAGCAATGGTCCGGATCGGTGCCATGGAAGACAATCCACGGCGAATCCTGGGTGGGCCCGGCCTTAATGGTCACGGTTACGCCAGAGGTGTACTGCACGTCAGACAAATTCTCTCCTTACGTTGCGGAACAATATTTCCAGACCGAACATATACGGCATTGCGAGCCGGGGTTCGGCAAATAGACCTGGCTTTCAACTCCCCTGTCAAGGGATTTGAACCATGCGGTTAGCCTGTCCCGCGTATAAGCCTCAAGGTTCTTTGCCGGAACATACTTTCCGTCTTTGAGCATGAAAAAGGACCCCGATACGGGGCCCGCAAGTTCATATGCTTCTATGATTGCTAGACGGTACATCCCTAGCTGCAAATCCCAATCGGGAGTCTTCGACCCCGTTTTTACATCCACGATTTCCAGGGAACCATCCGGCCACTCGCGGATTTGGTCAATGTAGCCGATTACTTCCACTCCATCAAGGTCAATGGCGAAAGGAAGTTCAATGGCGGGATCGTAGTCAGGGGTTTCCCAGATTGCCCATTCAGCACTGAGGGCATCTGAAATATAAAAGTCGACCTGATCGTATCCTCGATCAAATCGACGCTGCACATCAGTTTCACCCTTTACCCGGATGTTTCCCGTTAGCCATCGGTTTACATCCGGTTCGTCACGCAGCATACGGGCGTAATGCTTTTGCCACGTGTCGTTATAGATTTGCCGGAGTGCCCGGCCGTCAAGCGCCCGGCCGGAGCGCTCCCACGCTTCCACCGTTTCGTGAACAGCTAGCCCCTGCAATGTCCAGCCTGCCGGGGTTTGCGGCGCACGACGGATTCTCTCTAGGTAGTAGCGTTCTGAGCAACCCGAATATGCGAGTAGCTGAGAAACGCTCTTGTGTCCTGCTACGATATTAGCTCCCTGATTCCCTCTTCGGATGCCGTCCACGCATAGTAAAGGCGGCCGTCCGGCGCAATCGTTTCCTCTACTGGTTCGCCGAAAAGTTCGGTAAGGCGGTCGGATTCCTCATGGAATGCCGACCAGTCGGGGTTTTCTGCTACAGCCAAATAGGCAACATTGCGGGCATTGTCAATGCCCATCTCAATACCACAAAGCGTGTTGACTGCAACCTGTCGAATAGTAAACACCTGCTCAATCGTCATGGAAAACCCCCAAAGGTTCTTTTCGGGCGAATCGGTGCCTGTTGTCCGTTTTGCCCACCCGCATACCACCGTTCGAACATGGCTCGAACAGGGGGCTTGCTGATCTTAGTAAAGCCTTAAACCACAGGTCAAGGGCGTTTCAACTGGGCACGAAGGGACCTTACGCCCCCCCTCTGACAGTGAGACGTTCCAGGCGGCCGATGGTTGCATGGACGATCCAAAAAAGAACAGGGGCCAGGCATCAGCCTGGCCCCAAATGTGGCCAAATCGGACAAGGGTCTCAATCCACGACAATCCAGCCTTCATCGCCGGACTTGCGACGAGTCCAGTAGAACCCAAATGCCAATTCGGGGTCATAGTGGCAAATGTGGTCACCGGACATAACTCTAAAACTCTCGGCGAAATCTGATCGTCGGCCAGTGACCGAAATATTTGCATCCTGCTCTGCAATGGCGCGCAACGCAACGGCCATGTCATGCCGTGAGTGGGTGTCTGCAAGATTGTGGGGCAGGTACCCGGAATAGTCAACAAGCGCCGCAATATTTTGCTTCGAATTTCGAACCCATGCGGCAACAGTGTTCTTCGACAAACCGAGTTGATCGGCAGCCTTTTGGTAGGAATATCCTTCCTCAAGGATTAGCCTTAGGGCCTCCGCCTTAATCTTGTCATCATGGGCGTAGGGAACCGTCCGCTCAGTCATCGAAACAACACCTGACAATCATAAGTAGAATCCGGCCTTATCTTTCACGTCTTTCCCTGCCCTCTCTCTCGACCCAACTTACACACGGCCTAGGCCGTGTGTCAACTGGTTTGGGGAGGTTGTCAAGGGCGGTACTGGACATCACGCTAGGCGCCGACAGGCGAAGGGTCAAGATCACTGGGCCAAGCAGCTCAGCGACGCTACGTGATCAGGCCAGGTCCAGCCACATGGCGGGGGTCAATTCAGTACGTATGTGGACATGACAGGTATTCCGTCGATTGCGCGACCGATACACCTGTCATCAGGGTGCCCCGAGAGGCACGGGGCCCCGGTGGGCCCCGTGCCCGATCCCAATCAACTCACGACGGATCAAGAGTTCTCAGGTCTTCCATCAACTCTTTCGCCTGGATTGGCGTAATGCCGAAATGGGAGGCGACTTGAGCCGCACTCATTCCACGCAATTCCGCCATTAGACGTTTCCGCCTGGAAGGCGGCGGGACTTCCTTAATGGCGGTCGGAGCGCCCTCCCTTCCGGAATACCAAAATTCCCGAAGCGACGGAGGGGAAACCCTCATTGTCCAACCTTGGGTCCTTAGGTCTTTCGCTTGAATCTTCCAGCCTGCCAGCCGTCGCATCAAGGTTCGACGGCTAATTCCAAATCCAAAAGCAATCATCTCAAGCGAGTATCCGCGCCGAATAAGAAACGCAACCTGCTCTTTGGTGATTCTTTGCGCCCCGGCCGGCAATCCCGCCTTTTGCGCCGATCTAGCCGCGCTTCTTTCCGCTGGTGTCCCGAAAGGTAACACCAGCCTGCCTAAGGTGGTAATGAATAGCCGCGTAAGTTGCTCCGTACATTGCAGCAATCTTCCTAATCGAAAGCGGCTTTCCCGTCTTTTTGTCCACCTCGGTTTCGTACGCCCGCACGATGAGTTCGCGGTTAAGGTTTGACGGCCTACCCATTTGACTTCCCTCCCGAATGGGCCCATGCCGGCAAAGGCGTGAAGAATCACGCCCGATCTATTTCTTGCCGGTAAATCCGAGAGTAACGGGGCTATTAGCAGCGTGCAACCCTGCAC